GCGTGAGCTTGAACAGCTACCAAACGCAATAAACAACGCGGCATTGATGCAGGGGCGATGCCAAGTTTTGGGCGAGCTATACAAGCTCGTCAAAGAGTCCCCTGAACTAGCGGCAAAGTCAGAATGACTCGCCGTCTAATCACGCATACCGATAGGAGCGTTTAATCATGGCACTTCCAGAGCAAATTCGTAAACAGACCGAGGCAGTTCAAGAACTGTACAAACAACTTAATGGTGATGGAACCAATGGCGACGGGGCGACCCCTCCAGCCGATGGTGGAACTCCGCCCAACGAGCCTGTTGGTAACAGTACTCCGCCTGCCGACGAGAACGCTGCAACGAACAACGCTGCTCAGCCACCTAGCGACGAGCACGCGAATGGTGGCGGAAAAGACGCCGAAGATACCCTTAACCAGAAGTACCGCACCCTCCAAGGCATGTACAACGCTGAGGTTCCACGTCTGCACCAGCAGAACAAGGAACTGACAGGCCGACTACAACAAATGGAGCAGTTGCTGGCAACCATTTCTGCACAGCAAGCCACTGGTCGTCCCGTGTCTGGTGCTCAGCCACAAATTGAGCCACTGATTACGGACAAAGACCAAGAGGAATATGGTGAATCGCTGGATGTCATGCGTCGCGTGACCCGTGAGGAACTGATTCCGGTGGCGCAAAAGATTGTGCAGATTGAACGGATGCTCCAACAGTTGCAGGTTAATGTTGTGCCACAGGTCAAGAACCTTGCACAGCGTCAGGCTATGACTGCTGAACAGCAATTTTGGTCGGATTTGGCGACGATGGTTCCCAATTGGAAGGACATCAACGAGGACGATGACTTTAAGACATGGTTACTCGAAGTTGACCCTCTGACTGGCATCAGCCGTCAAACTTACCTTGAGGATGCCCAAAGCAACCTCGATGTGCGGAGAGTAGGTAACTTCTTCAGGTCTTGGCTTGAGTTAACTGGACAAGCCAATGTTGCTCAAAACACTCGCCGGAATGTGTCTGCTTCCGAGTTGGAACGCCAAGTTGCCCCCGGTAAGGGTCGCAGCGCAGGTGCGCCGACTGGCACTGCTGCCAAGATGTATTCGCCAGACGACATCAGAAACTTTTTCAATGATGTTCGTCAGGGTAAATACAAAGGCCGTGAAGCAGAGCGTGACCGCATTGAACGCGACATCTTCGCTGCACAGCGAGATGGTCGTATAACTGTGAACGCTTGATTAGAGGAGTTTTATCATGGGATTTCCCGTAGCCGCAGGCCGTCCGAACTATTCGGGCAACTTCATTCCCGAAATTTGGTCGGGCAAACTGATTGAGAATTTCTACGATGCCACCGTGCTCGCAGCAATCTCTAACACCAACTATGAAGGTGAGATTCGTCGTATGGGCGATACGGTTAACATCCGTACCACCCCCGAAATCACCATCAAGACCTATGTCAAGGGCCAAACGCTGAGCGTTGAGAACCCGGACAAGCCGAAGATTCAACTCATCATCGACAAGGGCGAGTACTTTGCCTGTATCGAAGATGATGTGGACAAGGTTCAGTCTGACATCAACCTTATGGACACTTGGTCTAAGGACGCTTCTGAGCGTATGAAGATTAAGATTGACCAGCGCGTGTTGACCGACATCCTGCCTGACATTTCTGCTTTGAATAAAGGCAATAGTGCTGGTCGTATTTCGGGCAACATTGCTCTTGGTACTACTGGTACTCCTGTTGCGATTACCAAGACCAACGTGCTTGAGTACATCGTTGACATCGGTACTGTGTTGGACGAGGCAAACGCTCCTGAGAGCGACCGCTTCATCGTCATTCCTGCCAAGATGGCTGGTCTGATTAAGAAGTCTGACCTCAAGGACGCTTCCTTGACTGGTGATAGTGTTTCTGTGCTCCGTAACGGTCGCCTCGGCATGATTGACCGTTTCACTGTGTACATGAGCCACAACCTTAACAACTCTAGCGGTAAGTTCAGCATCATCGCTGGTCACAAGATGGGCTTTACTTTTGCCTCTCAAATGACTGAGATGGAGTCTATCCGCGCTGAGTCGACCTTCGGCAACATCATCCGTGGCCTGCAAGTTTATGGCTACAAAGTGGTCAAGCCTGAGGCTCTGTCTCAAGGTGTTGTTACTCTGTCGTAATCAGTCGGAGGGCTTCGGCCCTCCCTCGTAACTTTTTAGGAGATTTGAAATGGCAACTTATACTGACTCTCTGGGCTTTAACAAAGGCTCGGCTGCTTATCCTGCGGATTCTTTGAACAAGACTGTCCGCGTGGAGATTGTTCTTGACTTCCCGAAAATCA